ACACATCTCAGAACAGTTACCAAACAAAGCTGATTATGTAGCAAACGTTGTTGGTGAACTTGGTGAGTATTATGAAGCTGTTAAGAACAAAGATGAGAACGAGACTGTTGATGCTATTGCTGATATTATCGTGTTCAGCATTACAGAGGTTTTCAAAGCATTTAAGAACTATCCAGTGATTAGTGCTGTATATGAAGATGATGAGTATTATGCTGAGTTAGTAGCTATGTACCAAAAGTTTGGATATGAGTCTAACAGATCAATATTCATCTTTACTGTTGTAAAAGAGATCGGAGCTGAGTCAAGTAAGTATCAATACCTATTTAACACTATCAATACTTGCTATAATAAGCTTGTTAATGATGGTTATGATATTCGCTTGGTTATGGATGAAGTTCTAAAGGTGTTAGAGTCTCGTACTGGTACGTGGTCTGATGAAGCAGGTAAGTTTTTAAAAGATGAGTCACCAGAAGCTAAAGCACTTTGGTATGAACCAGATTACAGTAAGTGTAAATTACCAGTTACTTTGGAGGTTATTGAAGATGTTACCAAAAAAGACAGAGCTTAAAAACTCAATCATTCATATCTTGGTTACAGAGGGTGGTTTACCAGTAGGTAAAGCCACTAAAGAGTGTAGTGCTATTTTTGATATGATTGATGAGTGTTGTGAAGAAAAAGTAAGTGTTGATACAAAAACACCATCACTATTCGATGTTAAAGTTTGTAAATACTGTGAAGCAACTTTTACAAATTCTATGGAGATGTTAGAGCATCAAGATAGATGTTCACAAGGAGTTTAAACTATGGAAATAGACTTATCAAAATATAAAATTACGCTATGTGATTTAGATGGTAGGCATATACACTTAACAGTTCTCGATAAAGAGTCTAAAGTATATGTTGTATCGCAACTTGAAAAATCGAAAGAAGTTTTATTATCAGAGCATATAGAACTATCTATTAAACAATTAGAAAAGGTTAAAAATGAAAATAGAAGCAATTAAAACACCTACTAAGGTGACTAAGAAAGCGTTACAAGAGTATTTGGCTGAATGTGTATCAGTTGTTCGTGATAAAGAGCCTAAGAGTGCTGAGAAGCTATGGGATAGACTACTTAAAGAGTCTGTTGGTGGTAAACCTAGTCGTGTATTTGAGTATATTCCTTGTACTTTACCTAGTATTGACTATATTGGATCATTTGGTTTTTTAATGCAGGTGTTTGGTTTTGTAACAACAGATGGTAAATATCATACAAACGCTAGGGAGCTATTAAATGTTGGATGTAGTATTAAAGAGATATTACAATATACTGATTTCACAAACTATGTAGCATTTAAGTGTGAAACACCTTACTTTATATACGGACAAGTATCAACTCATACCCAACTAACTACTGTGTCACACTCACAACGATATGCTGATTGCGATAGAGGTTTTTGGAAACCACCAGAAGTAGGTATGAGCCAAGATGAGTGGAACAAAGGTATTGATCATAGATGGCGTAGATGGGAACTGCGAAAAGTTATGAAAGATGCTGGTATAACTCGTAAAGAGGTTTTTGATCGTGGGTCTGATATGTTACAAAACAGAGTGTTTACTATCGGTGGTTATACAAATAACCCTAATGCGTGGTCTCACTTCATTAAGCAAAGACTTGATAAACACACTCAGTTAGAGACTAGAGAGTTTGTTAAGCTATTTGATGAACATTTTGAGGGTAAAGTTTAGCATTTCGCTAGACTCCCCAAAAATATATGCTAAAACTAAAGCCAAATATGTGCTAAAAATTATTACAACAATACATAAAATAACTTCTAAAATTTTATAAATCATTTTCCTTTATTCGCTTTCCAATAAAAATACCACCCAAATAGCCTTACTCCATAATAGTATACATTAGCTATAATCTCGTCTCCACTCTTCCGTAGAATACATCGTCTAAGCAGCTCATCTGCTTGTTTACGAGTTAAGCGTTTATTCTCATATCGTTTGTCGTGTCTCTTGCAACAAGGATCACCCCAGCACCCATCAGGTGCTAAGGTACACAAGTCTTTTTTACGCATTTTCAACAAGTTTAATATCGAAACTGTCTAAATACAACACATCATCTGTAGTTGTTGTATCTGCACTACTGTTTAAGTATATAATTAATGATATATATGTATCAGTCTCTCTTGTTGTAAGCAAAGACCCCTCTTTAGTCCATACGCCATCTGTGTTCAAGTTTCCGTTAGGAATACCAGAAGAACTACTTGAATACAGGCTAACTCTCCCTTTTGTTATAGAAGAAGTTGCGGCTTTAAACATTGCAACCTCTGCTAAGAAAGTTCTCCCTCTTAGGTGAGTAGGTAGCCCAATAGTGTATTTAATATAACTAGATGAACCATCCTCTGATGGTCTTAACTTTAAGCTTGAACCTTTTTTAGGGTTGAAATATGTGTCTGTTACCTCTTCTACTGTTACATTAGTAAGAGTAAACCCATCAATAGTATCTGCTGTGAACGCTGTTAAATCCGTATTATTTGCTATACTTTGACCTGAAAACGAGTATTTAATAGTACACGAGTCACTTCGAGCTGTATCAATAGCTAAACTCTCTAGAACAGCATCTAAGTGTAGTTGCGTACCAGTATCTCCAAGCCCAGTTGTAGGGTGGATACTATCTATATATAAGTAATCTGCTTTATCTTTAGCGACATACTTATCCCATACATTCGCAATACCTATGTTATATTTAGCTGCAAAGTCCATTGCAACTTGCACACGCTCTTCATTATCGAAGTCATCTCTCCAAGGCGATTGTTTTAACATTACTACAGACACAGCAGGGAAGTATTGTAATAACTTATCCATAAATTGTTTATATAAGTATAGCGTGTCACCCACTTTAGTGTAAGTCCACACATTATGAGAGTGGTTTATTAATACCAAATCAATAACACCAGTACAGTCAGGATATTTGTCAGTATCCTTAAGCGCTACTAAACCATTGTCAAACTTATTTGCACCAAGTATATAATTTACTTTAGACCCTCCGATTGAGAAATTAAAAATACTTAGAGTTTTACCATTTTCGCCATCACTTAGCACATCTCCATCCATATAGTCATTAGTAGACTCATCCCACATATAATAGACCACTCTATACCTTGTATTTGTTGCATAATGTTGTGCTAATAAGTACACCCATTCACCGTAGTCATTACCAGTACTGTCTCCATTTACAAGTAATACTATGTTTTCTCGTTCTGCCTCGAATTTGTCTAAAAATTTTCGCACAGAACCGTGTGTTATACCTTTAGCAACTTTAGTAACATCCTCTGCTGTTGCTCCTAACTTTTTAACTTCACTCATTTAATTTCTCCTAATTTAAGCTGTAAGATAGTTGTCATCACTATCTAGCAATATATATCCATCACTATCCATAAGTAATGGAAATACTGTTCTAAGTGCCTCTTTATAGGCTTCTTCTGCGTCTATTTCTTTATCAACAACTTTGAAAGCTCGATGCACTGTAGTAGTGACCCCATCAACAGACTTTTGTAATACAAGTTTATCTGTTCTAGGTGTGTAAGGGTCTCCACCTACACCGTTTTCAATCATACTACCATCTTCATTATAAAGAATATGTGTGGTATGACCATCAATTTCAACTACTTCTTCAATAGTATAAACACCATCAGGTATATAGTTTGTGTCTACATACCCTATACCATCGTGTTGTATAACATTGAAAGAGTTATCATAAGGAACTCCATCACTATCTCTCTTTAGGAAGCAAGTTTGAAGACCATAAGTAAGGTTTACAGCTCTCATATCTTCTGTAAACCCATCAATCTCTAGTAGTTCTAAAGATGTTGGTGTGAATGTACTTAAAAAACTGTCAGTCTCACACATAGGGAGGTAGCTTGCAACACTATCTACCTCCTCTTGTGCAAGTATTTCTGAGTGTAATGAGTAAGTCTTGCTACCGTCTTCTTGAATTTCTGCTACTGCGTATAGGAACTTTTCAGGATGTGCTTTAAGATACGCAATCTGCTCAGCTGTAAACTGCTTTGAAGTTGAGATGGCGTTCTGATAAACACCATCTGCTGTAAGCTCTTTAGAGTCTATTGAAGTTACATCTAGCTCTTGTAGTTCTCCATTTAAGAAGTAATATAGATAGTTAGCTCCTTGTGTGTTTACAGTAAAGCTTTGGTCTACACCATTTATCTTTAATCCTCTACCGAAATAAAGCTTACCGTTACTATGACCTTTTCCATAGTCGATAAGCTCAACGCCGTCAGATTTAGTAATAGTTATGGGGAACTTATACTCAAGTAGAGGCACTTTGTCTGTTGGAACGATACCATTTGACGAATCATTAAAAATCATATCACAACCTACATTTTATGTACTGGTGTATCTGAACCAAAAGTGTATGTAATGCCTTTTTCAAGTATTAACTTCTCACCTTTTTGGTACTCACAAGTAACACCATCAATCGTAACATCAACGACAGTCGCTAACTTATACACTTCTGTTTCTGTTGGTGTGTAAGGGTCTCCACCTACAAGCTCCGTTCCAATACGAGGTACAAATCCTTGTATAAACTGTTTTCTATTTGCTTCTGGTAAGTTGATAAGAGGCATTATATATCCTTAATTTGTATTTTACAATTATACTACAATTCTAAACATTCTCAAAATTGCGTACAATATTGCTTAGTCTTTTTGCACGATTAGGTGTTTGAACCGCCCAACGACTATCTAACATCTCATCGGCTGCTTTATCATAGTCACCATCTTTTAGTGCTCTCCACATTCTTTTAAACTTCAACACACCATTGACACCTAATTGATAAGCCATCTCTAAAACAACATCTGCAATAGGTTCAGGTAGATATTTGAAATATGGTTCTTTACGTTCAAGCTCTTCTTTCTTTTGATACAATCTGCCTCTTAAAAGCATTGTAGCTTCAAGTTTTGTAATTGGCATCTTTGTTCCGTAACCAACTGTGTCGTAACCTAGAGAGTCTTTGTAAACATTTCCACGAAAACCCTCATCGTCTTTAATGCGTTCTATAAGATCATCACTCATATTATTTTCCTATTTTCGATTTAATAACCGCAATATCTTGTCTGTTTTTGTAAACTATGATTAGAGTTTGGTTTTGTTTTTCCTCATACTTATCTAGTTTACGAACTATCTCATCAAGCTTTTTTGTTACTGTTGGCATTAAAACCTTAACTTCACGATTTCCTATAATTGCTTCACCAGCCCATGCAAATAGACCTAACATAATAGGTGCTACAAACATACTTATTAAAATATGAGAGGCTGATTGTTTTACGATTGGTGGCATTATTTAACCTTTAAAATTTTTAGTTGCTTTTTCAAGACTTCTACCAACAACATACCCACCTAGACCAGTAGTTAATAGCGTCCACATATCAGGAGGTATATCTAAAGTAGGTATTACAACACCAAAAGCTGTAAAGTATGGTACGAGAATGTAGTTGTTAGCAATTATGAACACAAAAGTTAGCATTGTTATAGGTCGCCAAGCAGAAGTTATCCAATGCTCACTACCAGCTTCCGTACTGATAATCTTCTCTTGTGCTTTTAGATATTGTACTTGAAGTTTATTAACTTCCTCTAGGAGCTTTTGAGGGTCTTCTATCTTCTTCCCAGTAATAGCCTCACGTATAGATGTGAAAACACCACCAACATCATTTAATGAAAAATCTAACAAACCCATAACAAACTCCTAACATCAGTTTATGTTAGTAATTATATCATAAATGTGTTTTAGTTATGCCCTACCTTGAGTGTACACAACAATTTGCCATGTTATATGTGTATTGTTAGTATCTTCTATATATCTACCAACTAATGTTGTGCCGCTAAAAGATTCAACAGTATTAATATTTACAGTACCTACTACGTTAGTTAAAAAACTAACACCACTAATAGAAACTAATGGTATTGGACTGTTTTGCGGAACACCCAACATCACTTCAAAACTTAACATAGAAGATAGATTAAAATCACATAGATTTAAATTACCTGCACAACCAGAACACCCAACATATCTAATCAAAATTGAATCAACGTCGTACGCAAAACTACAAATTTTCCCAAACTCATCACATGAACACTCTTCTCTGTCTCCTGTTGGAGATCCACCACCTTTAACAAAACCACTAACATATATACGACTAACATCAACATTAAAATCATACATTGTTAAATTAAAATAACAATTACTTGGAAAAGATATATATCTATATGGTTCAATCACTGTTAGGTATGCTACGAAATGCGTAGCACCTCTCAATATCTGTGTTGTTGCATTAAAAGATATATCAAAATATTTATTTGTCGTATATTTTATATCAATACCGTCAAAAACTTCTTGTGTATACAGTAAATCACGTGTTTGATAATATGAGTATGGTAATTCAAAAACACACTGATCAAGATTAGAAACTATCTGTAAAAAAAACTTACTTTTCTCATCATAACTACTTTGATTAAAATGAAAATAAATGTTATCAAAAGTATTATATGTATTTTTTGAAAAATGACAATAAGGTGTATAACTACGCTCCATAGTCTCTACAATGTAAATACCTCCATCAGACCAACAATCACCATCTTTTATCCATACCCAAAGCTCTAAATCTATACCATCTAATTGATCTTTCACATCTAATTCGATAATTTTATCTTCTTCATTATATGTTGCTAAGTCACTAGGTTTTTTAAACAACCAACCTACATTGTCTATGTTAGTATATACATAAACTTCTGTTATATTTTTATAATCATCTATATTTTCAATCTCATAAACAACCTTATCAAAATCCTTTACATAGTGTTTTTTTAAATCAGGATATTTACCTAACGGATCCCAATCTAAAATCTCTAAATTTTCAAACTCAACTGGATAAGAACCATTTATAGTTTTTAACGATATTTTTGGTAGTTTTGGAATTTCATCACAAGGGTTTTCATAATCATTAGTATCTGGATATATATCAATAAAAGGTATATCTCCGCTAACTTCTATACATTTCTCAAAATAATCATTTGATACTTTTATACAATTTATTGATAATTCGTCGTCAACCTCTATACACTTATTTGGATCATATTCAACTTCTTCTTCAAAATACTCACTGTTTGAATCAACAGTTATTATTGTATAGTTTTCAGAACCCATTAATAGCTAACCTTTCCTATATTTATAGGAGTTAGATTAGTACCTGCTTTATACAACAAAACCTTGTTAATTGTTAAAGATTTAGTATCATTTATTTTACTATCTACATAATTATCTAATACTTTTATTAAAGATGTTGTAGTATCACTCATAGCGTTCACCTTTTATCTGCATAAGTAATTTTGGAGGTGTGAAAGTATATGTTATTTGCTTTACAACCCAAAGTAAACCTCTAAACTCAATTATATCATTTTGTTTTATGTTTGGTATAAATATACTAGTAAAACTAACTTCTCTTGTTGTATATCCACCTTTTAAAAATTCACTCTTAGCTCTAACAGCAGCAATAGAATCACTATTGACCAAACTATCTTTTATAATTATTTGCTCAGTACCTCTATCATGCTCATATAACCGTTCAATACCATTAACAGAATCACAAATATTTGTACTTGAAAAATTAGCCATCTATATTACTCCATTTGCATCTACAGTAATTGTACCATTCTCTTTTATAGAACTAGCATCAATAGTGTATAATTTTGCCTCATCGACCGTTACTTCAATATTGCCAAAATTATCAACTGTTAATGTTCCAAAATCACCATTTAACTCTGCTCCAAAAACACTACTAATATCAACACCAAAAATATCTGCAACATTTATTTTAAAAGTAGCTGGTAAATTACACATAACTGTATCATCAGGTACAAAATCTTCACTAGCTACTCCATCACAAGTTACTACATCCAATATACTAACTGGATGATCTGCTAGAGGTGCTGGTATTGTTATCATATCAAACTTAACATTCATTGAAACATCTAATGTTTTATTTTCATATTTATTGTCTACAAATTCAATATAAGGTACGATCTGATCAGGAACATACTCATATAAATCTGCTGTTAATAACACACTTCCAAAATAAATATCATTAATACTTTCTATTGGTTTATCTAAATATAATACATATTTTTGTAGATCATCATCAAAAACTACATTGCTTGATGTAGTTTCTATTTTTTCAACAACTTCACTTGTTATATTCCCCATAAAATCTACATCATCCCAATCATCAATATCATAGATATACTTTATTGTTAAAGTACCACCACTAGCTAATGTCATAGTTCCATACTGTACTAAATTTATAGCTCCCTTTCTTTCAACAAAAACAAATGTAACATCTATACCACTAGATACATATACTGTACCACCATTTTCATAAGTTAAAGGTGATACAATTTCACCATAACATCTACCACTATCAATTACATTATCACTGCCTATTTCTAGTAAACCACTACATTCACTACACTCATAATATATTGAGAAATAAGAATCTGTATACGCATAAGCAGTTATTGTTTTTGTTTTGTATGAAATTTCTAACTCACCAGTTAATTGTTCTTCAAATCTTACAACATTGTATGGAGAATATACAATATAATTTAATAAAGGTTCACCATTCAATGTTATATAATCTACTGAATCAATACCACCTAATGTTGTTATTGACATTTGATTATCTATAGATATTGACTCTACTTTGTTTGAATATGTTGGCTCTCTATAATAAATACCTTGGATAGTTACTGGTAAAGATGTAGATAATGATGGGTTAAAAAAAATCTCACCTTTACCTACATTATCATCAAACTCAAAATTTATAGATGTTTCAGCATATATATCGTCTAGTATTGGGTTAAAAAGAACTTGTTTTACAAGTAAGCTAGATTGTCTAGCATTTGAGTAAGAATAGTCGAAATATTCACCATCAATGAAACTATGTACTGGTGTAGCATCTTGTGGGATTGCTTTCTTTTCATCTAAAAACAATACTCCATTGTGTTCATAAACATCACCACCAACAACTTTAACCATATCTAACACCCTACTTAAGCGTGTTGAAGTTTTAGCATAAGTTTGACCCTCAAATACTATTAATGGTATGTTATATTCATATTCAATACCATCCATACAATCAATTAACAAATCATAAGAGTTTGAATAAGCGTATTCAGTATCACTGGGTATTCCATCATCAAGTCTATAGGTTAAGCTATAACCACTAATCGATACTTGGTCTTGTCGGTTATATTCAACTTTATCAACTAAAAATGAAAAAACTTGACCGTTAATATTAATTGATATTAAATCTGATGTAGATACTTGTAAGTTATAACCACTCATAGTGAATGAGTTATACCCTTTGCCTATACCACAAGTAATACTTAATGATGTTGGATATATATTTGTAGACCCATTTACTAATACTGATACACTTTCAACTCTAACAATACTCAAACTAACACCTTAATTGTCACATAAAATCTATCATATCCATTAAAAATGGGTGTAAACTTTACTGGTTTATTTAATAGATCAAACTTAGCTTTTATTATTGTTCCATCTGTAAATATTATATCATAAATATCTTTTGTTACTATTGAAGATAATTTTATATATTCATCATAAGTTATTGAAAAATCTTGCTCAGTTGTTATTGTAGCTGTTACATTAAAATCTTTCAATTTAACAATAGAAATTATTGTATTCCCATCAACTGTTTGTGAACTTTCTTGAACATATCTAATATCTTCTATATTTCTACTCCAATATAAAGGTGTTGAAAAAACAACATCACCTATTGATACAACTCTAGGGTTTATCATAGGTTGAGCTATATTACTATTTGTAGAAAGTTTTAAAAAAATACTATTTGTAAATATAACATCACTTTTTTTAATATCTAAAAACTCTATTTTTTGTATTATACTAGATGTATTAATATAACAATTTCTACCCAATTTCAAATATAGCATTGTTAGTTTTATATCAATAGGTTGTGCGATTACTGTTGATAAATAGTTAATAGCTTCTGTTGTATCAGATAAAGTAATTCCACCACTATAATTAGGTTGTGTCATACTAACCCTAATAGGTGTTGATATTGATTGAACATAATTTGCTGTTGATATTATATGTTCGCTTATACATTCAGATAATAATAAAATACTATTATCTATAAAACAATCAATGTTAGCAGTATATGGTTCATAACAATAAATTGGTATACTTAATACTGATTCAATATTTGAAAATTCCTGTCTACAAGATTTATAATATATCTCATATCTCAATACTGAATATTCATAATTCGATATACATTTTGAATAAAGCCTAATTTGATCTAAATCAAAATCATTTGCTGAATCAGACACAAAATCATATCCAAAATTTACCCTAGAATCACCTCGCAACCATTTATATGCTGTAAAATTAAAAGTCTTATAATAATCATTTATTCTATATGTAACATCAACATCATCAACTATAATTGCTATAAAATGAATAACATCTTGTATAGCTGCTATATTAGTATTTTCAAAAGTTGGGTTATTATAATCATCACCAATACTAACATAAAAATAACCATTTATTATTTTTATATATGCTGAACAATCAACATAGTCCTCTTGGTTTGCTCCTATATAAAATAACGGTGCGTCGTTTTCAGATTTAGGTCTATATTGAAAAGATATTGTATATTGTTTGTTATAATTATAATTGGAGTAATAGTTCATATTAACATACAACGCTGAATGATCATCAGATTTACCAGTTAATAAATGTGATCCAAACATAGACGAATCTTCAAGTACATCACAATGATATTCATCAGCTGGGTTTGAAAAATACACATCTGAATTTACAACTGGTGTTAATTCATTTTCAAATGATAACAACCACTCACAACTATTGTCATAAAATATATCAAATACATTAGAACTATCTTCATAAAACCCATATCCACAATTTACAAAAATATTTAAATGTATTGTAGAATCTATTTTTACAAAAACATCTACACCAATATTTAAAGGACTTTGTTGTAACAAAGTTATATTTAAATCAAAAACACTATCTATAAAATAATTTTTATCACATACTACAATAACATTATCTATAAATGTTATAGGTACTAATACAAAAAAACCATCAATTATTGGAAACCCAAATGTGTTAGTGTGTAGAGCAATTATATCTATTTTTTCAGATAGTTCTTGAAAAACACACTCGTATTTAGTAGGTAATGTTAAAACTAAATCTATTGAATTATTTTGTAAAAAAGGTATATTATATGGATCAATATTTACTATTGACATATCAAATATATCAGTAGAAAATATTGTGTTAAAACTAGGTATGTTTGGTGTAATGTTTAAAAATAAATTTTGATCAACTATTATAGTTACATCAATTACACTATCCAATAAAACTATTGATAAATATATTGACTCATCAACTTCTATTGTAACACTTTGATTATCAGATGTTGCAAAATTACTAGTTCGTTCAACTGTAAATGTTATATTTACATCATTAAAATAGCCATTATCCTCCGACTCTTTTTCATCTACAGCTACCACCTCTAAATAAAATTCTAAATCGCTATCACCTCCATTTATAATCTCTACAAATTCTTCATCTTCTGTTACTATAGTATGATCTAATAATTCATAATTATCACCATAAGTAAATTGAAAACCTTTGTTATCAATCTCCTCATAATCATAATCATAATACCCATCCATTGTGGGTACGAGTTCACCATCTTTATCATAAAGAACGAATTGAATATCATCCGCCGTACCATAATCTAAATTTTTTAATTTAATACTAGTATTTGGTTGTAATGTAAAATGGTATGCAAAGTCACTATCGTATTGATCATCGCCGTCATTATCAATCGTTGGTGATGTTTGTATTACCTCAGATTCTACATCATCCCACTCAACAATTACATTATCAACACTACTGGAATTAAAATTCAAAACTCACCTTATAATTTAGAATAATTCACATCATCTTCATTAGCATCTATATAATTTGTTTTTAATATATTGAGATCATCGTCTCTAACTGCTTGAATACATAACGATAACGTATTATCTTCCAAAGCCACAACACTATGTGCCACACCAGCAGGCACTTTAATTTTACAACCATCATGTAATGTTTGTAAAAAATTCTCATTACCATCAGGATTTATAATAAAGATGTTGACAGAACCTCTAGCAACATAATGAATGTGATCAAAATTATGGATATGACCTCTTTTTTTAGCACCTTTTTTATAAAAAAGTAACTCTCTTATCCAAACATTACCGTAAATAAACTCCTCAAATTTAGCATCTGATTTTTTAACAGAGCATTTTAAATTTGATTTATTTACTTTAGGTATTTTCTTACTCTTTCCAAATTTAATACCCATAACTATTAACCTAGTCTATAGATGCCATCAGAGTGCCATTGGATTACAAAGTCACCAGAACTTGAAGATTTATCTGTAACAAAATCAACATACGCAACTAATGTAGATGTTGTAGCATCACCAGTATCTAAGTATATAATAGCTCCTCTAGCTGTAATCGTAGAGTTCTCCCATATCACATCATCAGCATCAAATCTAACCCAATCGTTGTCATCATCACGAGTGATTGTTTTATTGTTAAGAGGTTGCCCACCAGCTGTGTAACCATCCCCCTCAGCTTCTACAGCTAGAGCATCTATATCAGATTTAAAGTTATGAGTATCAATATCTAACGAATATGAACTAGTAACTAACATAACTTTTATAGAAGCTGTCTCCCAGTTAATAATACCTATCTCTTTCTTAAACTCATTATATACAGCACTTGCCATGTTTTATCCTTTTAACATATTTAATGTAGCATTATACCATAACGCACCATTGTAAATTGGTTTGAATGATAGAGGTGTTTTAGTGTGATCAAAATAAAAAGTATCAGTAGTGCCATCAGTATATGTTATTGTTTTTGGTTGATCGTCAACAATAGTCATAAGTTGATCTTTTATTGTTTCGTGAACCCAACAATCACCATCAGAACTAATCTCAACTTCATTTGTAAGTGATCCTTTTGTTTGAACAAACATTACAGAACTACCATCAATAGCTATTGATTTTTCACCAATATAATTATCAACATCAAACTCAGTTGATATATATAATGGGTAATTTAGCTGAATATTATCTATCTTACTAACTCTTCTCAAAATGTACTCCTTTGTAAATGTTCAGCTAAGGCAGTAGCTACATCATCACTTGTAAAAGTTTTGTAGCTATTTTTACCGATATTTAAGTTTAACTCAACACTTCGACTACTGGTATTTGATTGTTGGACAACTCCGCCAGTATTAAACCTAGGAATAGCTCCAACCTCACCACCATATTGGTATTTCGGTATAATTCCTTGATTTATTTGATATAATTTATCCAATCCAATAGCTCTGACGGCTTCTTTTCTAACAATAAATTCACCAGCTTCTAACAATGCTTTAATTTTATCACCGCCACCATAACCACTTAATTTTCCAGTTTTACGAGAATGACCTTTACCATTCTCTAAAACATTCTTAGCAACACCACCAGTATTAAATTTTTGAATTAAACCACCATTTTTACGAGCTGGTAGGTATTGCTCTTGAATATAAACTACTTTTGTAACCGTTCTTGATAACTCAGCTTCTAATTGTCTAGCTTTAGCTAATGCTCTAGCTGTATCAGCATCTACTGGTTTTGTACCTAATCTTTTAATCTCATTTTCTAACTTTACAACTTCTGCACTAGCCGCCTCTTTATCAGCTTTTAATTTTGCTACCAATTCATCAGTAACAACTGTTCGTTTAAAGTCAAGATATGGTTTATCATCTACTTTTGGTTTTACATCTGGGTTTACTTCATCATCATCAATCTTTTTTAAGTCTCTATCAACTTGTGTTGTATCTGCACCATCAATCTTAATAGTTCTCTTTTGATTTTCTAAATCAGTAAGTTGTTTATTGGCAGATGCAATAGCTTCATCAAATGCACTAAAATCTAAATCTAATTTAACACCAGTTGTTTTTGCTAACATTTGATTTACTAGCTCTAACATTTGTTTTTGAATTGCTATTTCTGCTTTTAACATCTCAAGCTTAACACGCTCAGATTCAATGGCTCTATTGTTAGCATCAATCTCTTTAGCTTCCAACTGGTTAATAATTTGTGTTTTTAAATCTTTATAGCGTAGAGCATCGTTTTCATATTCTTTAGCTGTTTGAGCAGCAGTAGCTCTTGTTTTTTCAATCTCAACACGCTCATATTTATGTGTTTCGCTGTTATACTTCATAACAGTTTCTTTGGTTTTAATCTCCTCACCTGCATACATTTGAATAAGATTGTTATACTCATCCAAATATTTTTGAGACATTTCAAGATTACCTTTTTCTAAGTACTCTTTAGCTTTTGCATACGCCTCATCAGCTCGTTTTTGAGCATCTTTATATTTTTCGTAGTCATTTAAACCTTTAGCATAAACACTAGCTATCGAACTATTAACACTAAGTTCTAAAGCTGCTCTTTCATCAGCATATTTTTTTCTAATTTGAGCAGTTTTTGCTTCTAATTCAGCTATTTTTGCATAATAACTTTGTTCTTTTTGCAACATTGATGCTAAAGTAGTTTCTAATGATGATTTTCGTTGATTTAAAGAGGCTTCTGTTTTATCTATAAACTTCTTTTCCTCATCAGTAAGTGTTTTAGTAGCCTCAGATAATTTCTTAGACGCATCTTCTTGATCTTTCAAACTTTTTGTTAGCTCATTACCTCTGTTGATTAATTTTTGTTCTACATCATTTGAAATCTCTAATTGAGTGTTTAATTGATCTATTTGATTTTCTAATGATTTTACTTTATCATCATCTACAAATATTCCAAACCATCCTTTTTTAGCCTCAACCAACTCTTCTTGTAACTTTTTAATCTTATATTTTACAATGTCAGTTTCGTTACCTAAAGCCTCAATACCTACTCTAACACCCTCTAAATCTAATTGATCAAAACCTCCAATTAAACCATCAATTAAATCACTCAATGATGAGGATGTTTTAATATAATCATCTGTTGATTTATTCAACTTGTTTATTTCTGAATCTAAATACTCAAATGTAACGCCTATTGCTATCAATCCAGCATTTAAAGCTAATAGATATGGGTTTACTGATCCGAGTAACATAAAAGCGTTTTTTAAAGCTCCTAGTGCTGGAATAATACCAGTACGAATTTTTAATATCATCGCACCTAAAATTATTATCCACCCAGAACTAACACCAGTTATTTCCGAAATAGACTGAGTTACTTTTGCAACAAAACCTAATAACTCAACTATTGCACCAGCTAGAGACTTAATAACATTAATAACATTACCAACTTGAGTACCTATATCTGAAATAGATTGTTTATCTAATGTTCTAATGAACATTGTAGCATCATCTAAAGCACTTCTAAGGGCTGGTGTTAACTCGTTACCAATTCGTAAAGCCAAGCCCTCTAAAGCACTCATAAGAGCTTTATAACTACCTTGTAATGTATCTTGCAACTCTTTAGCATTTTTATGAGCAACACCAAAAGAATTACCTAGTTGATTCATTTTGGAATCTATTTTTTCAATATTGTTTAAAAGTAATATCGCACTACCTACAGCCTCGCCACCAAACACTTGACTTAACTTTATATTTCTTTGTGCCGCAGGTAATTTATCAAGAGCTACTTTAAGCTCTTTTAGTTGTTGATTAAAAGGCTTTAAATTACCATTTGCATCATACATTGACACACCTAGTTCATCTAGGTATTTTTTAGCCTCTTTATTACCAGCCAACCTACTCATTACAATCTTTAGTTGAGTACCTGCTTCTGTTCCTTTTCTACCAGCATCAGCCATTACTTCTAACGCCGCAGTAACCTCTTCTAAAGATATTCCATACGCTGTAGCAACTGATCCTGCTTTTTCGTATGCTGCTCCAAGCTCATCTATTGTTTGAGCAGAGTTTGTTGATGCTACAGCCATAATATCTGTGATGTGTGATATGTCAGTCGCCTCTTTCCCAAAAGACCCCATTGTCCTAACAGCTATTAAAGAAGCATCATTTAAATCTAACATACCTATTGTTGCTAAATCTAAAGTTCCTCCAATAGCTTCTAGCTGTTCAGATGCAGACAATCCTGCCATTGCCAATGAGTTCATACCATCCGCTACTTGAGATGCACTATATATTGTAGATTCACCTAACGATAATGACTTTTCTTCAAGAGCTTGTAACTCAGTAGCGGTTGCATTTGATATTACACCAAGTCGTTGTATTGATTGTTCAAATTCAGCAAATGTTTGAACTGTATTTGTTAAACCTTTAAATGAACCATAGATTACGGCTAGTTTTCCAACATGAACCGCTAGTTGTGAAAAACTACGAGTCATTTGTTTAACTTGTGTGTCTAGCTTTTTAAAATCTTTTTCTGTTTTTTGTAATTTGCTAAGTTCTTTGTTTAAGCGATTTATTTCACTAAGAGCTTTTTCAGTCTTAGCTCTAATTTCAATCTCAATTTTTCTTTCAGTCTGAGCCATTTTATTATCCTAACATAGCGTCACGCATATTAGCTTCGTGATCTACTTCAATCTTTTTAGGTTTGTTAGTTTTTTCATCTTCAAGTTTCATAAACTCATCAAAATCTTTTTGTTCTAACTGAGATAACCTATGTGATAAGCTATTATATCGTATTTGCTCTGATATATAACCATCAAGCTCTTCTAAAGCTGTTTCAAAGAAGTTTAAGCGATACTTTAAAACAGATGTATGACCGTTGCGAATAAGTTTAGCACCTAACCACTTTAAGCTTTTTTTTTATTGTTATCATCTGTTTCTTGAAAGTCATCAAGTGTTTTTAAAGTACCATCCTCGTTATATAAATGAGGATATGTTAGCTGTAGAATTGTGTTATACAAAATAGTAACATCACTTCTTCTCAACTTGAATATATCTTCTTTAGTCAAATCAGTACCATCCTCAACAACACTATGAGTTGTTTCTTCAACCTCACCACTCTCTAGTCCTAAAACAAAACCATAAGTTAAATCTTTACATACAATTTTAGAACCATCACTCAACTCTACTTTTTTTACATTTGCAAACATTTTAAACCACCTTACCTTTAAATTTTAATAAGACCCTCCAAAGAGAGCCTTATAAAACTTACTAAACAGCTTCCGACGACTCTATTTTGTAAAGTTTTGATTTTGTCTCATCTGTGATCAACTCAGACGCTAACAATGCACCCTCAAAAGATAGTTTAGCAAACTCATCAGCAGATTTAAGCATAAAGTCACCACTAGCTAGTAACGATACTTTGTGGAATGTGTAAGTATATGATAAACCATTTGCAGGTTTTGATACAAAACGCAACACACCCTCTAACTTAGAGTTCATAAATGCTTCAATGCGAATATCATTATATGCCGCATTATCAAATGTAACATTTAATGTGTCACCTACTAAAATTGTTCCACCAGATGCTAAAACTTTGATTGTACCGTTTTGATAATCTACTGTGTAATCTACACCCTCAACATAAGTTGTTGCATCAGACTCATCTTTCACTACAACATTAGATACTCTTTTAGCTCCAATAGAAATTGGTGAATCATACGATGTTACAGATACTTGTGATGTGACACCAGTAGCCGCTGCAACAGAAGTTACAAATTTCGTACCTAAAAATGCTTTAGTGAGCATCTCAGGTGAGATTTCAACTGTGTCAATCTTAATAGACCCAGTAATTTTTTTCAAGATACTTAAATCTTCAAAAACTGTTGACCCCTCAGTATTGTCGTGAGTAATTGTTTCAACAGATGATGAAAAACTCACATTTTCAGTTTGTCCGAAAGGTGCTTCAACACCTAATACGCCATCAACTAATGGTGTAAAAAATAACTCACCACCACCAGTATTATAATACTTAGATTGTGCACTCATCTAAATCTCCTTAATTTTCAAAATGAGGCATAATATCTGCCTCAAAATATAGATATTCAACATCCAAATTACCTTGTAAATTCACATCTGAACCTACAAAATAATAACTCATGTTATCATCCAAACACTGCTTTATTAAAGCATCCAATAAACCATCAACATCCAAAGGCACTATTAAGGCAAATGTTACAAGTCTGTTTAGAGATTGAGATGGTTTTAGAGTAGCTCTCTTTGCAATTACAACTCTAGGTGCATTTACACCAAAATCTTTTGCAACAGCAATTAACTTATCACTAACATACTTCTCTGTTAATGTTACCTCATCCATTACTCAACCTCTTGTATAAACAGTGTAATATCTATCTTCATAGGATCAATAGTATAATCTACTACACCCCATTCAACACCATCAATTATAATAACATCCCCATACTCAACAGTAGGAATATCATCATACTTTGCTAAAACATGAGTATATGTTGTTTCAAGCTTATCCAAGCTATCTTCAAACACTTGTACTTTTATTGGTGTTTCACCAGATGATGATTTATACACAACCTCAATAGCATAATCAGATAAAAAAGCATTATCCATATCATCTTTTTGAAGTTGTGCAAAATCAGTCATTTAGCTATCCAATCTTAACCAGAACTGTTCCAGTTACACCTGCTGGTTTTGTAGATAAAACTAACCCAGCTTCCACACCACCATCCTCGATCTCGTCAGTGTTGCATAGAACCTTGTTATACTTATCCCAGTAGGCAATCATACCAATTTCAAAAGCATCTCCATCACGAGCAGGGATAATCTCTTGAACACCAACAATCTCTACTGAAATATCTTCACCAGCTAATCCAGCTGTTTGTGCAACACCAATCTGTTCTGCTCCAATAGTAACTACATCATTAACCTCAACATCATATGGTGCTGGGATAATAACTACATTTCCGTCATATCTTTTAATAGCTTGTGCCATTTGTAATCTCCTTAGTTATGGTCTACCAAAGTAATCTACTGATTACCTTGATAAAGTCCTCTATAATCTTCAACAACGAAACCGATGTCAAAAACACCCTCAAATACTGTACGTGATACTGAGTTTTCACCCATTTTCACTACTGGTCTACGGTTTGTACCTGCTAGATAACCAACTTTGATAGTGCGTCTATCTGCAACAAGATACCACTCAGTAGGTGATTGAAGCTCTGCGTCTACAATTAACTCTAAGTTCATATTTTGAACAGTGTTGATCACACCTGCATTTGGAGCATCAACTTTTGCAGTAGAATATAATAACTCACGAGCTTGTGCTTCAAGTTCTGGAGCAACAATCAAATAGCGTGGTGCAATATTTAACGGTGTAACACCATCAATACCTTTTTGTTTACGCATTGCAACACGACCTTTTGTGATGGCCTCAGCACTAAGATCATCAGATGCTAAATTTCCATGCTCTACTGAGTAAACAGATGATCCATCCGCCATTTTGTAGTTAGCATAATCACCAGCATTTCTTAAAAGGTCATAAGTAAGACCATTAAAAGTAGTTACTGCCATTGTTGCAAATGTTGATAACATATCATTGAAAGCACCAAGATCATCATTAATAATGACTTCACGAGTAAGTACGAACTTGTTACCAAATGACTCTAGTTTCCAAGACTCTGAATGTTCAGCCATTGTAAGCTCTTTAAGGTCTCCATTTTCAAGAGTTCTCGATAAGCGCCCACCTTGACCTTTAACAATGTCAGTATTTGTACGGAAGTCTGGTACATCAACTTCTTTAACGAACATACGAGCAGTAGCCATTTGTGCTTCAAACTCAGCCTCTAGTACACGATTACCTGCACTTAAAAGTAACGCTGGAAAATCACCAGTCTTTAATGCACGTTCTGCAATAGTAGCTGGGTTAAAACTACGCTCATTTTCAGGTAGTAACATATTTGCGATCTGAGCTAATGGTGCATTTCGATAGTTTTCAGCATCAGGGTGCATATCATCTGTTTTTGATCTACCTAAACGCAACGCTAACGCATCACGCAATGCTTGTCTAAGGTTTTCTTGTTCCACTTTTGTTGTGTCCTCCGTTCTAAAGCCCTCAGTTTGAGTAGCTAGTGTGTCTAAAATGCTATCTCTAACATTTTCAACTGTCATTTTTTCATCATCAAGCCAAGCTCTAACTTTATCGTCAGAAATACTATACTTACTACCAAGTGCAGTAATTTGTGCATCTCGTTGAAGTTTTGCATTTTCAGCTCTAAGCTTTTCAGCCTCAGCTTCTTTTTCACGCTCTTTGTCAGCTAATAGCTGTTTAAGTTCTTTGTTTTCTGCTTCTGTACGTTCTTGTAACGCTTGAAGTTCATCCAATCGTTCTTTATCCATTTTAATCTCCTTATTAAGATTTAAGTTAGAGTCCTCATTTGAACGCTTTTTAGCACCACTGTCAAAGCCAATTCCAACAGCCGATACTTCAAATACATCAAAGTCAGTAATAGTTACATTGTCACGCTCACCATCAGGTTGAGACTCGACTTTATAATCACGAATTTCATAACCAATAGAAACATCAGTGAGAATACCCTCTAGGTATTTTCGATAAATCTTTTGACTATCTTCGTCTGTACCAAAGGTAATATCTCCT